CGGTCTCATATGGTCCCTGTAGGCGATTTGGATTTGGCAGTTGTTTATGTTCCCTCTGGTGGAGTATTTGCGGATATTACACATTTATTTCCAAATAATATTACTAGTAGTGGTACTGCTGATTTCCTATTTCGTGATAGGGGTGGTATTTTGGCTCGTGATACAATACGACTAAAATATCAAGGACCTGATACAAGCCCCTCAAATAAAGGTAACTGGTACAAATATAGTTTACCTTATAACACTTTCACTGGATTATGTATGGGTGTTAGTGTTGCTGCACATGCAAAGAGTTGTATAGCATGTGTACATTTGAGAGGTGTGGAAGGATATCCACATGGTAAAGGTCTGATCGTCCCACGAGAAGCTCTTGATACTGCTATATCATATGCTCGTGAAAAGTGGGAGGGAGCCATTCTTGCAACAGCAAATGGAAACTTCCCCACCGAGCGTTATGAGAAGCAAGTGTTGACGTCTCGAGAGATACACCCAAATTCTCCTGTAAATTACCTATTGCCAGGTAATACTATCGAGTATTTGGGTCAATGTGGACCTCGAGCGTCATATACAAAGAGTGATGTTGTGAAGACGCCTATTTCGGACACAGTAGCTTGTGTTACAGGTGTAAAGAGACAACATGGTCCGCCACGATTCCATAACACCAGAATGTGGCAAGCGTCGTTAGTTCATTCCTCCAGACCTAGTCCAGGAATGGAACCATCACTTTTGATTAAAGCATGTCGTGATTATACTGATCACATGATTACTAAATTCAAGAGTAAAGAATTTGCTGAATTCGTTAAAAAGGAATTACATCCATTGAACGATATGCAAACTCTTTGTGGTAAGGATGGAAAACGATTCATCGACGCAATGAAGAGAGGTACAGCTAAAGGCTTTCCTCTCACTGGTCCAAAAGCTGATATGATTACGCTTTTGGACCCTGAAGATCACCCAGGCTTTCAATGTCCTGCTGTTGCTGATCCTATTATAACAGAGCAGGCAAGACAAATGGAAGAAATAATGCTTCAAGGTAGGCGTTGTTATGCGATCTTCAAGGCATGCGCTAAAGATGAGCCCACTAAGTTTGGTAAGGACAAAGTTCGAATATTCCAAGCTGCTGATTGGGCTACGCAATTGTTGGTACGCAAGTATTTTTTACCTATTGCACGTTTACTATCATTGTTTCCTATTGATTCTGAATGTGCTGTTGGTGTAAATGCTCAAGGTCCCGAATGGGATCAACTTGCAAACCATATGCGCAGATTTGGTGAAAACCGAATTTTAGCTGGAGATTATAATAAATATGATCTCCGCATGCCATCGCAATTGATTTTAGCTGCTTTTTGGGTACTAATTTCAATTGCGAAGTCTTGTGGTAGGTATTCTGATCGCCATATTAGAATCATGGAAGGTATAGCTACTGAAGTTGCTTATCCTTGCATGGCTTTTAATGGTGATATGGTAATACATTCCGGATCTAACCCATCT